ATGACTGTTGAGAGAGTCACACTGACGAAAGACATCTCAAAGAGAGGTTCAGTCTACGCCCCCATCTCAAACATCAACGATGTCCAAGGCGGTTCCATAACCGTCGGCAGGGTAATAAAACAAGACAAAACCGCCAACTTCGCCAACGCCGACTCAAAAAGAGTTGTTCTCAATGTCGGCAACGGGCAAGAAACATATCCGAGAAAAGAAAATAAAAAAGTAGTATACGAAACTCTCACAATGCCCATCCCCGTCTATCTCGAAGCAACATACAAACTAACAGTCAAGACAGAGTATCAGCAGCAAATGAACGAGATACTAACCCCGTTTATGACGGCACCAGGTGGTATAAACTACTTCGTCGCTCAAAAAGACGGGCACAGATTTGAAGTCTTCGTTGAATCAGATTATTCAATAGAAAATAACGGTTCCTCCCTCGGAGAAGATGAACGGGGATACAAGACAGAGATATCATTCAGAGTCATCGGATATGTAATGGGAGCAGACAAAAACGCCGAGCAACCAAAGATAGTTCGCAGAGAGAACGCAGTAGAAATAAAGATGCCGAGAGAAAGAGTTATATTCGGAGACATAAATGAGAATATACACCTCAGTGGTAATGTTCCGTTTTATAGAGAGTAGTCTCTATTTATTTATGCGTTTAGCTTTTTCATCAACTATTTACTTACGATAATACGAATATAAATACTTATTTCGAAGATTATGTTATAATGCTGCAAGGAGATAACACATAATGTCAGTTAAATCATTCAAATTCATTTCACCAGGTATCTTCATCAACGAGATTGACAACTCCCAGTTGCCAGCAGTTGGAGCGGAGATGGGTCCAGTCATTATTGGACGCACCGAGAGAGGGCCAGCAATGCGCCCCGTGAAAGTAAACTCATTTTCAGAGTTCGTCGAGGTTTTCGGAAACCCTATCGCGGGCGGACAAGGTGGAGACATCTGGCGTGACGGAAACTACACCACACCAACTTATGCCTCTTACGCCGCACAAGCATACCTCCGCAACTCAAACGCCGCTACAGTCGTTCGTCTCTTAGGAGCCGAGCAAAGCGGATTGGCTGATGACGCCGCAGGAAAAGCAGGATGGTATACAGCAAAAGAGAACGACTCTACTTTATCTTCCAACGGTGGAGCATACGGACTCTTCGTATTTGAATCTGGCTCATCAGGAACAACAGCCGACGGCGCACTCGCAGCAGTCTGGTATTTGACTACTGGTTCTATCGAACTTTCAGGAACATTGAGAGGTCCCAATTCAGTTCTGTCACAATCCGCCGCTTGTCTTTACGCAGATGATAGTGGAGATTATAAGGCAGTCATTTATGGCGATGGTGGAGCAGTTTCACGAGAAGTTTCTTTCAACTTCACTCCTTCCTCTTCAAAGTATATCCGAAAAGTATTCAACACCGATCCAACTTTGACTAACTCAAATATAACTCAAACAGATCAGGCAGAAACATATTGGCTTGGACCTACATACGAAGGACACCTTGCAAATGTCGTCGGAAGCACTACAAATACTTTCGGAACAGTTCTAGGATTGGACAGTGGTTCAACCAGCGCCGCAGACTTCCGTGGAGGATTCCAAGCAGCGCAAACTCCTTGGATTATTTCACAGGATATTGGAGCTTCTGCAAACTATCAAGCCGAGGATATGACGAAACTATTCAAGTTCCATACTCTTGACGCAGGTGAGGATGAGCAAAAGAAGCTCAAAATCTCAATCGCAGACATCAAGGCTCCAACGAGCCCAGATCAGACACACGGCACATTCAGCGTTCTCGTAAGAGACGCAAGAGATAATGATAACGCACCAGTTGTTCTTGAGAGATACAGTTCAGTAAACTTGAACCCTGCTTCCAATAACTACATCGGACGAAAAATCGGAGATCAATACCTCTCTTGGGACGACACCGAACGCCGTCACCGTGTTTATGGAAACTACGTAAACGCATCTAAGTTCATCAGAGTAGAAGTGAATGAAAGCCAAACAGACGCATCATTACTTCCATTCGGTTCATTCGGACCAGTTCGTATGAAGTCATGGACATATAACTCGGCTAACAGCGCCTCTGTTCCAGATTGGGCTTGGGCACAGGGAGGAGGCAGTATTCCTTTGGCTGAAGGTGCAAACTTTATCGAAAGTGGATCAGATGGAGCAGACGGGTTCACAGGAAGTATGTACTACCCAGCGATTCCACTAAGAGTAAGCGCCTCCGCTGGAAATCTTTCAGATCCAAAGAACGCCTACTTCGGCATCGACACAACCCAGAATGGCAACAATCGCCACGATTCAAGCTATTCAGACGCCGTTCGCATGTTACCACCTGTTATAGGCTCATTCGCAACGGGAGACTCTACTGAATACTCATACATGTTCTCTCTTGACGATGTATCAGCCTCGGTAGACACTGGTGTCGCATTGGGCGTCTGGGTATCTGGCTCACGCTTGGCAGGAAACTCTTGGACAAGTAGTTCATATACGGCAGTTCTCGATAACGGATACAACCGTTTCACCGTTCCGCTCCACGGCGGTTACGACGGATTGAACATCACCGAAAAAGATCCATTCAACTATACTCGTGCTCTCGCAGACGGAACCGATTCTACAAAATACGCTTACTACTCAGCAAAGCGAGCAATCGACACCGTAGCTGATCCAGAAGTAGTAGAATACAACCTAATGGCTATGCCAGGTATTTACCACGCAGGACTCACTTCCCACATGATGGAAGTATGCGAGGCTCGTGGAGATGCTCTTGCAGTCATCGACTTGGATTCTGGATACAGAACAAGCGCTGAAAGCACCGCCGCTATCTCAGCTAGAGTCGGAAGTGTTTCAACCGCAATCAGTAACCTAAACACAAGAGGAGTAAACTCATCTTACGGATGTGCTTACTACCCTTGGGTTCAAATCAATGACTCTATAACTAATAGTCTTCTTTGGGCACCGCCTTCAATCGTTGCTCTTGGAACATTCTCAAGTTCACAACGCAAAAGCGAACTATGGTTTGCTCCCGCTGGATTCACCAGAGGTGGATTGACAGAAGGTTCCGCAGGAATTGGAGTTATTCAGACTCGTGAGAGACTAACATCTAAGCAGAGAGACGACTTGTACGAAGCAAGCGTCAACCCGATTGCTTCATTTCCAGCAGAGGGAATCGTAATCTTCGGACAGAAGACACTTCAAGTGACTCCTTCCGCTCTTGATAGAATCAACGTTCGTCGTCTAATGATTTACGTGAAGAAAGAAATCTCACGCATGGCAGCAACTGTCCTCTTCGATCAAAACGTTTCAGCAACTTGGGCTCGTTTTCTAGGAGAAGCGGAGCCATTCTTGAGAAGCGTTCAATCAAGACTTGGATTGTCCGACTTCAAGATTATTCTTGACGAAACAACAACAACTGCCGACTTGGTTGATAGAAATGTCATGTATGCCAAGATATTCCTCAAACCCGCTCGCTCAATTGAGTTTATTGCACTTGACTTTGTTATTTCAAGCACAGGCGCAGGATTCGAGGACTAAACTAAACTAATGACTATTTATATCAATAGGAGAAACAAATAATGTCAGCAAACTTTTGGAATAACCCGCAACTTGAGCCGAAGAGACAATTTCGGTTCCTTGTAACTTTGTCACTTGGGGATCAGGACGTTCAGTTTCTCGCGAAGTCGGTAAGCCGTCCATCATACACTGTGACTTCAAACCCTCACAAGTTCTTCAACCACACCTTCCACTATCCAGGTCGTGTCGAGTGGAACACTGTTTCTCTGACTTTAGTAGATGCTCTACAACCAAACGCAGCGGACTTGCTTTACAAGCACTTGTCAACAATCGGATACCAAGATCCAACTTCTCTCACAGCGGCAACGAACACGACTGTTACAAAGAAGACTGCAACTGATGCGTTTTCCACTTTCCGTATTGATGAAAAAGGGACTAATGATGACGGAACTACCAAACCCGTCGGATCATGGAAGCTTCAAAATGCCTTCATTACGGAAGTAAATTTCGGAGAGCACTCATATGACAGTGAGGAAATGATAGACATTCAGTTGACTATCCAATACGATTGGGCGCAATACCACGTTGGTCCGTATACAGCCGCTGGCTAGTCAAGCTAATAAATAATAAATAACGCTTGAAACATTCATCCAAGCGTGTTATACTATAAAGACATAATACAAACAAATACATTAGAGGTGTAAATGTCAAGAAATAAAGGACGCACGAAGGCAACTTCCCCTGCGCCAGCACAAGCAGTGCAAACTGCTCCAACTCAAACCACTGGACTGTCCTATGTGACGCCCACAGAGTTCGTAGAGCTTCCTTCCCGAGGACAGTTCTATTCAGCGGATCACCCGCTCCACAACCAAGAGACTATCGAACTCCGATTTATGACAGCGAAAGACGAGGACATCCTAACCTCTCAAGCGCTACTCAAGAACGGACTCGCAATAGACAGGCTCGTATCCAACCTCATCGTCGATAAGAACATCAACCCAGACGACTTGCTAATCGGAGACAAAAACGCTCTCTTACTTGCCGCAAGAGTGT